CATTATTTAGTTAACGACCCAGAGCATTCTGATTTGCCCCTAGATTGGCTGCAATTATGGGACTGTTTCTCTTACGATATTTCAGTTACCCGATGGGAGTATCATAAGAATGCCAGAGTTGACATACAATTAAAGAATCATGAATGGGTTGAAGGTAAATATCTTTTTACCATTGATTGGCGCGACAATCCAGACGCTGCTTACGGATATTCTGAAATGGCTGGGGGCCACAAATGTGGTCATGTGATTTGGGGCGTAAAAGACAAAGATGGCAAACCTGTAAATCAATTATTTTTACAGCCAAATAATAGAGTTTTATGGAAAGACGGTGGAGCTTTTATTTCAAAAAAGCTTGACAAACCGGACTGGCAAGTATTCACTCAGGAATTCACTTGCGAAGGGCAGGGCAAGTGGATAGCAAATGATAACTGGGATTACTTTTACCAATTCAAAAAGGAACAATAGTCGAACAAATAAGTATGAAATTTGAAATAACTCAAGGCTGCATAGCTTACAACTTCACCGTAGACGAAAAACGATTCGATGATCTTCCCATAGAAGAAAAGGGAAAAGTTATCGATCATGTTCTCGCGAAAGTAAAGGAAAAAATTATTAATAATCACATTGGTTTTCAAGGAATCCTAGAGCATTTCGAATATGATTCTTATGAGTATGGGCCGAAGTGCGAAACGTGCGGCGACTCAGTAAGCAGAACAATAATTAATATTTGATTAAATGAATTCTAATTTCGTTTTACTTAATGCCCAAGAACAAGCGTTGTGTCGCTACCTAGCAAAACTGCGCCACAGTAACGCTCGAAATAAAAATGTAAAAAATAATAAGATTGGCAGTCAAAGTGACGAAATGACTGATCTTGAAGGAATCGGGGGAGAAGTTGCATTTTGCAAGTTGTTCAATCTTTATCCCGACATTTCAATTGAAGTCAGGAACTCAAAAACTGACAAAGGCGACGCAGTTCTAAATGATCTGGTGATCGATGTAAAAACAACAAAATATAGAACTGGTAGACTCTTAGCTGCTCCGTGGAAAGAACCTAGCGTTGATTTGTATGCACTTATGATTGGAGAAATCGACAAAGGTTACTCTTTCAAAGGATTCATGGCTTACTCTGAACTAACCAAACAAGAAAGACTTTTAGATTTAGGGCATGGAAAAGGGTACGCCGCTGAACAAGAAGAGTTGGAGCTTAATATTAATAATTTTAAATTCGAAACAAAATCTCAAAATTAGTTCTTGACTGAATTGAGTTTTCTAATTTTGCTGCTGAAACAATGAATCTAGCTCTCTGTTGCATTTCTAACGTTCTCGCCGAGCAAGGCCACAAGTTCCAGACTATGACCTTGACTCGTTTCTTGTCGCTTCCCCGTGCCGAAGCCATTCGCGTTCTGAGCGACCGCATCCTCAACAACTTTGTTGTCACCAATCGCATCATTCAGCACTGTGCCAACACTGGCATTGCTGGCTATCGTTTGTCGTCCAGCCTTACTCCTGTCATTGATCATCCTGACGTTAATCTTCGTTTGCAAGATTTGCCCAACTGGACTGATCTCCGCGCCGCTCTCGACTCCATCTCTGCTACCATTAAGCGCACTGGCATTCGCGTTTCCGCGCACCCTTCCGAGTACATTACTCTGACCAGTACCGACGACGCCGCTATCACCAACAGTATTCGCGACTTGACTTCTCATGCTGAGCTTTTCGACTTGCTCGACCTTCCGCTCGACTACCGTTCGCCGCTCAATATCCACTGCCGTCAAGACGGCGATCCTGCTGTTATCTCTGCGCGTTTCCTTGCTAACTTCAATCGTTTACCTGCCAATGTTCGTTCTCGTCTTGTGCTAGAGGTCAATGACAACGTTAGCGGCACTTGGTCCGTATCTAACTTACACAAATATTTCTTTCTTCCTGCTGGCATTCCTATCACCTACGATTCTCTGCATCGCAAATTCTGCAATCACGGCAACGACGACTCCGCAGACTTTCACCTTGCGTACTCAACTTGGCCCACAGTTCCTTTGTTTCATTACTCAGAAGGTATTGACAATACGCGCAAACACGCTATGATGCCTGTTAGTTCACCAAATAATTATGGCAAGCCTGTATTTTTTGACGTAGAACTCAAAGGCAAAGACCATGCAATTTACCATATCTTCAAAAATGCAATCAAAAATCAATAAGACTAAAGATCAAGTCGTAAATAAACTCAATAAACTTAATATCGAATTCCATGTGGAAGGCATGGACATTGAAAGAGAAGATTTGTCTGAAAAGTTTATTGGCTACAGGGTTGTTTCCCTTAATTTAATGGGATGCATCGTCCCTAATTTATCTAATAACAGACCAGAGTTTTTAATTTTCAATGAAAAACTGGTGCAGCATCTGATTTCCGAGGGGCATACTGACGAATACATTGAAAACAATGGAAAAATTTGGCTGCACCTTTCGAAACAAGAAGATTTCGTCAAGGTCTTTGAACAAGCTAGTCAATTTAAAATTAATTAAAATGAATCGTATCGTTTTGTTTTCCTCGGCTAACGTAAAAGAAGTTTACAAGCTCTACCAGATTTTGAATCCAGAATTTTTGAAGAAATTCAAATTCACTGCCGATTTCCAAATCTCCACTTTTTCTTCGTCACAAGAGTTTTCTCTTTGTGTCGATCACGCTTCTCAAGAAGAGGGTAACTGGTTGAAGGATGAGGCTTTAAAAATTGTTGAAAGAAATTTTGAAAAAGTAGTTGACGAAACGTAATCCCCGTGGCATTCTTTGCCTGTAAACCAAATTGCTCAAATGATTATCAAATCCATCCAGAGAAACGTTGTTGAATCCCACGATTTCAAGTCTGAAATCGCGACTATTGATGCGAATGAGATGCGCTACATCTCTTCGCTTTTGCGGAATAACTACTCTAATGTCATCTTGGCAACTGCACGCGAAACTATCGCTAATGCAGTTGACGCGAACAAGAGTTCTTCCCGTCAGATTGAAATCACTGCGCCTACTCGCCTAAGTCCCACTTTCATTGTGCGCGACTTCGGCGCAGGTCTTTCGGAGTCTGATCTCTTTGGTCTTTACACAAAGTATGGTCGTTCCAGCAAACGTAGCGACAACGGTTCAATCGGTGGGTTTGGTATCGGTCGTTTTGCTCCGCTATCATACACTGATTCGTTTACAGTTACTTCCCGTCATGATGGCAATGAGATCGTGATTTCGGTTTACGTTGACGAGAGTGGAGATACTCGTTTCACCAAACTATCCGAGACTTCCGCTTCTGAACCAAGCGGTCTTGAGATTTCCGTTGCAGTCAAGATCGAAGATATTTCTGCTTTTGGGAATGAAATCAAAAAGGTGATTCGATTTTCTGACCAGCAGTTTATCTGCAAGCATTTTTCTCGTCATGTTCCAGAATGGGTAATCAAGAATGCTGGTTGGGGAGTCCAGAAGGACAGGACAGGTATTCCTAGTATTGTTATGGGCGGTATCTCTTATCCACTGAATCTCGACAGTCTAAGCGACCACAAGCTCAACAACTCAAAAATTTATAAGGCTTTTCGCAACTCTTACGTTTCAGAATTCTTTGTATTTTTCTTTCCCGTTGGCTCGGTTAGCCTGCACCACTCTCGTGAGAATCTAGAATATAACGCACAGACTAAGAATTTTATTTCTCGCGCTATCTCGAACCTCGAAACGGAAATCAAATCGCAGATGCAGAAAGAAATTGATTTGATTTCTGACTCCGAAAAGTTTTTTGCCAAACTTCATTCTTTTTGCGCTACAGTTAGTGTTGAATCGCTATGCTCTAATCTAGATTTTTCGTTCACTGATCCGAATAAAAATGTGATTAAAATCAACAGTGACGATATTGTTCCCCTTGCTATTTACAGAAAGTCTAGAAACACAAGAAATCTTGTGCGCTTAGGAAAGAAAGCGACAGTCGAAAAAACCATTGATCCCAAAGAGTTTTACACTACAAGTGGGTGCCATATCGTTATCAACGATAATGTTAAAAATATTCAAAATCGCGTGAATGGCTTGATGACTAGCCAAGGTGTTGAAAATACGATTTATGTAGTTTCTCTTGAAGAAGCTGAAGGTAAACTGCTTTACAAGCATAACTCTTGTAAGCGCATTCATCTCGCTTCCAAGTTGACACCTATTTCAACTAAGAGCAAAAATTTTGGTAATGTACGCAAAATCTTTTCTAGCGCGAGCTATTGTTACAGCTTCAAGGAAAAGGTTCCAATGCCTAGCACTCCCTTTTATTATGTTGATATCAATCATAATGGAGGCAGTAATTACGACATTATTTTTGGCGACTTGAAGAACTTCGGCCAATGTGATCTCGCAAGTATTTGGAAGATCGCAAAATATCTTGGCATCAATTATGATACCGTTTATGGAATCTTAGATAAGGCAGATATTCCTTCTCACGCTATTAATTTGCATGACGCTTTGATGCCTAAATTCAATGTCGCAATTGCTAAATTTAAATCAATTTTAAATCTTAAAGAAGAGAAGCAGGTGCGGGGAGATATTTTACCAATGGTTAACCACTGGCAAAATTTCAGAAAGCAATTGCCCGATAATCACGCTATATCAGTTTATTTTGACGCTTGGAACGGTGACGAAGACCATCTAGTTAGTGGGCTTTCTGAGGACGAGGTGACTGAATTTGATATCTTGGGACATTTTCCGCGCAGGCGTACAGATAACAATTCTGCTTTTGTTCTCGACCAAAAAATTGTTGAAAAAATTAAACAAGAAGCATTGACAATCAAGGAATCCTACCCCATGATGTTCGCACTGTTCGACGGGCGCTACGGCTCGTTCTACGGCATCCAGAGCGCCCAGAAATTAATCACTGACTACATCAATTTAGTTGATAATAGTAAACTCTAAACCACAATAATACAACATAGTTATGAATAAACCAGCATATATCATGCGCGACAATTCCATCACCGTTTTCGTTGATGGCAAGCCGCACACCATCGAGAGTTCCCATCCGAATTTCTCCTCCTTGCGCCAAGCGATTCTTGACGCTCAATATGACCTCATCCCCTCGCTCGTCACGATTGAAGGTAAGATCAAGAATATGACGCACGGTGCTATCGATATTTATGACGGCAAGCTGTTTCACAGCGGTGTGGAAATCCACGGTGTTGTCGTGGATAAATTGTTTGCGATGCTGAAGGAAGGGGCAAAAGATGCGGAGCCTCTTATGAATTTCATTAACCGTCTCATGCAGAACCCATCTGCTAATTCGGTCAACGAACTCTATACCTTCCTCTCTTACAAGAGCTTGCCAATCACTGCTGATGGAAAGTTCCTCGCTTACAAAGGAGTTAATAATGATTTTTATTCGAAGAGCGGCAACAAGGACACAATTGTCGTGAGCGGTCTCTGCTCAGCTAGTGGTTCAATCTTCAACGGCATTGGCAAAACTATTGAAGTTGCTCGCCGCTCCGTAGATGACAACAAAGAAAATCACTGCTCTTTTGGTCTCCATGTTGGGAGTTACGACTATGCAAATAGTTGGGCTGGCAGAGATGGTCGTCTCCTTGTGGTTGAGGTTGACCCTGCTGATGCTGTTAGCGTGCCGACTGATTGCAACTTTCAAAAGTTGCGAGTTAGCAAGTATCGCGTACTTTCGGATATCACTCCTGAGCGCAAGGAAATTCCTAATGCGGTCTACGATGGCAGTGACGATGTAGATAGCGAATGCGATTCAAATGACACTCCTTCTGACGAAGACATTGAAAATGACTACATCAAGTTGAAGATTCGTAACTATATCGATGGTAAGCACTCAGTTGGGGAATATCCCACCGTCAAACAGATTCAGAGTCGCATGAAAGGTTACGATCTTTCTGTAGATCAGATTCTAGATATCGCTGTTCGCGAATTGGGTTATGAACCCAGCCGTGATTACGACCAGCAAGGTGATCCGATTCCATCTGGACAAGTTGCAATTGCACCGCCTTTTTGATTTATTATGAATAAAAATCCACTAGTTGAAAAGCTAGAGAACGCTTCCGAGACTGAACTCGATGTTGCATTCGCTATGCTCAAGTACAAAGAAATCGGAATCTATCGAAAGATTAAGGGGCTTGCCCTTGCTTTTGGCCTGAGTTTTGAGGAAGTTGTCAAAGGACTCCCTCAAGAAAACGGTCGCCTTCTCGACAGAGAGACTCGCCATTTCATTCACGATTTTATGCTAGCTCGTGCAAAACAATTCCACACTCCCGCAATTAATGAATAAAGAAACATTTACTCCTTTGAGTTTAGATATTGAGCCTAACTTAAATTGGCTTGAGGTTTGGAGTCTTCAGCAAGATGGCTCGCTCAAGAACTGTTTGAACTTCTATGATCTCGCACTCCAGAACTCTGTAGCATGGGCAATGCAGTGCCTCTCTCAAGAGAGTTCGCGCTCTGATGACGCTTATGTTATTGTTCACGCTACTGTTGGCGAAGACAAAGAAATGGTTCGCTCTATCATTCCTGCTCCTACTGATAGAGAAACAAAATTCTATACAGTTCTGAATAAGTTTCGCGCTGCGCTTAAAAACAATTAATTAAAAATTAACATGACCAGAGATCAACTATTCGCCCATCATACTGAGTTAACTGATAAAGCTCTCGGTATCATGAGAATGAAGAATAATGATTATGCTGGCAGTAAGGGAGAAAATCCCTTCGCTAACTTCCAGCGATGCGAATCGATGGGCGTTTGTTCAGCAGAGCAGGGATTCCTTGTTAGAATTGTTGACAAGGTTTCCCGACTCTCAACATTCGCTAATGATGGCAAGCTCGCAGTAAAGAATGAGAGCTACGAAGATGCTATCTTAGACATTATGAACTACTGTGTTCTTATGTCAGCTTACGTTAAGAGCAAAGAGTCAGAGCAAGTTAAAGCAAGCTAATTCCAGTTAATCTGTAACCAGCATCATAGGGCCGTATCGTCAATCCCGTTGGCATACCAAGCTCTATGATTTTGCTGTTAAACTCTCTAATCAAATGGTCGGAAAAGTCTCCAAACGTTGCGTTGCCGCTCGCAGCGTAACCAGTGGCAGAGTATAGTCCAGTTATCTGGGTTTTGTACGCTGCCCAATCGCCAGAAACAACACTAAAGTTGCTGTGGATCTCTGCTTGAAGAAGACGAGGACTAACCATATTTTATTTTACACTTGAATGTCTTTATTTAGCATTTTACTATTTATATTGCTAACCATACATTTATTGCAGAAACCTAATTATTTTATTAAAAAATAACTCGCCTCTATAGCACAGTGGTAGTGCAACAGTTTTGTAAACTGTAGGTCGTTGGTTCGAATCCGACTGGAGGCTCCAAAATTATGAAAACTCGCAAAATATTAATCAACTCTGACTTCGGCGGCTTTAGTTTAAGTGACAAAGCTATTGAAGTCTTTCTCAATAAGAAAGACGTGAAGTTCACTACTCAAAAGAAAAAATCACTTTTTTCTGGCCGTAATCTAATTTTTTATATTAATGGCGAGTATTTTACAGAGCATAATTTAAAGCGCGACGATTTTGCTTTAATTGAAACGGTTGAAGAACTTGGGCTAAAAGAATCTGCTGATAACTTTGCTGCTCTCAAAATTGTAGAGATTCCTTACGATGTTGATTGGAAGCTTCAAGATTATGATGGCATGGAATGGATCGCGGAAAAACACCGCACTTGGCGATGAATACACCAGAAATCGTTATTTGCCAATGCTGCGAGTACCAATTCGCCCCAGACGTTGAAGAGTGCCGTCAAGACATTGACGTTGGATATGTTTGCAAAGACTGCTTTGTTCAGCTAAAATGGGCTGAAGCTCGACTGAAAATGGCTGGAATTAAACAATGCTCAAAAGTATTTAATAACCGACTAAAATGAAACCGCTTCCAATTGAAATCAAAAATCATGGTTTTTCCATGAAACAAATTAAGCGCACAGATAAAGTTGCAATGTATTACAAGTGCGGTGGCTACGAGGTTGCGCTGATTCAAAAACACAACGGATACGAAATTAAAGGAATTAAAATTGAACCCGCCGAATATCTTCCAAAAGATGAAGACTTTGGTACGAAAGGCTGGTATTATGGGGGGCCGAATGCTCGCCAAGATGCGGAAAAAAAGTTTCGAAAACTTACAGAAATTGCTTGACCAAACCTTGTTCATCAAGTATCTTTTAAAAATCAAATTATCAACCACAATCATGAATACTCCAAAAGGAATACACGTTTACATCCTCGATAAGAAAGGTCAGCGGGTTGGTGTTCTTGCCGCTACTGCGAACGATATTGTTGCCGATACAGTTTTTATCGGATGGTCTCTCTGTAATGTCTCACTCGGAGATCGCTTCGATTCTAAGCGAGGGGTTCAGATCGCCTACGAGCGGTCGAGCAAATGCAGCATCGCGCCGTTTCCTAAATCCTTGCTTCATCGTTACTCAGCATTCAAATTCCGTTGCGAAAAGTATTTCGCTGATAAGAATAACTTTATTTAACATGGACGAAAGCGCGCCTTTGCCTAGCAACTCCGCTGATTCATTCAACGGATATTCGGATGCAGCAGTTGCTGCCTCCACGATGAGGACTTACAACTTCATCCTTGCCAAGTATCGTGACGAGTTCCAAGCTGCTCTGAACTATGACGAAAAGAAAGACCGCAAGTATCAGAATCAAATGCGTCGTCTAGCTAGAGAACGTGAACGCTCAAAGAATAAACCTCAAGAACAGGTTTTAAATTAATTAAAATTTGCGGCAGTAGCATAATGGTAATGCGCTACTCTTCCAAAGTAGATCATGAGGATTCAACTTCCTTCTGCCGCTCCAA